TTAAGTTTTTTAGATGCAACAGGGCCTATTTGGTTAGACGAAACAGATTTATTAGCCGTTACAGCAGGAACAGCCAGTGATTTATCTTGGCATGTTTCTTATAGCTTAATGGCTGACTAATAAAGGAGTATAAAATATGCCAAGAATAATTAAACCCGCTAAAGGTTCATATACAACAGCTGACATTACAGTAGACTCTTCTGGAAGAGTTATTGATGCTTCATCAGGTGCTGGTGGAGATGGAAGTTATATCCCAAGATTAATGGCGGGAGGACCTTCTTCAGGTAATTTTACGACACCTGCAAATGCAGGAAAATATTATGCTATAGTTCAAGCTGGTGGTAGCGGAGGCGGAGGCTATGCCTACAACTCACCGGGAAATGGTAGAGGTGGAAATGGTGCAGTAGGTGGTTATGGTATGTTTTCAGGTAATGTGTCAGCAAGTACAACATATGCTTACGCTGTAGGAGGTGCAGGCAGTGGAGGTAATGTTCCTGGATCCTCCCAGCCCGGAGCTTCTGGAGGTGCAGGGGGAGCAAGTAACATAACTAATTTATTCACAGCTAACGGAGCAAATGGCGGTCAAGGGAAGAGTTATGGGCATTCAAACAACAATGCATCTCCCGGATCAGCTGGATCAGTGCCTGGATCTACTTCTACTTTACCGTTCCATGACTCTTTTGCTGGAAGCAATGCGGCAGGAGCTGGTAGTGCTCCTACAGGAGCTGGTAGTGCCGGTAGTATCATTTTTTATGATGATGGAGGTCAATAAACATGGCTTATTTAATAATTAATGACGGAGACAATTTATATAAAATAGCATCAAATGAAACGGAAAAAAATGAAATAAATTGTACTTTTCCGCCTTACACAACAATAGATATTTCTGACGCTGATTTTTTAAAAATTAAACAAAATACAGCTGATGTAACTATATCTAATGGATCTGCAACTGTTGTTGATAACTCTGATTTACTAAGTAGTTCGTCTCTCCCTGAAGAACTTGTAAAACCAGCTAATGAAAATACAATTAAATTGTTAGAATCCTTTTTAAATGAAGATAGTAATTCTTCCAAAAGTTTATATCCAATCTGTCAAACTTATTACAACTATTTAAAAAATTTAGATTATTCGAGTATTACTTTTCCTATAACAGGAAAAACTTGGGAACAGTATTGTGAAGATAATTCAATAACTTACGTCAATACTTTACAAATTCCTTAATATTTGATTTAAATCAAATTTTTAAATAAGTATTTACAAATATCTTATAATAAAGTAAGATTCTTTTAATGTTTCAGAAAGAAAATAAAATAGAGTTTTTGGCTAATAAAGATTTTATTGAAAACAACCAAGAATATTTACCAGTACCTACTAAAGTTAATATGCCTGAGTGGTATAAAAAACTAGAACATAAAGTGGGTAAAATGACTGTTAAAGGTTGTATGCCTTTTTTAGATACCTTAACAACTGGATATATTCTTAAAATGCCTGTTGATTACTTTATTACACACAACATCGAAAAGGATAAGGATGGTGTATTAAAAACAGGAATGCAATCAGGATGTAGAAGACCCATCGCTGGGATAAATTTAAATTCTGGAGAACAAGATTTTCATAGTATACAACAATTGGGTGATTCCCCTCTGGTACAAAAAAACCAAAAACTAGCTTTTCATAAAATACTTAATCCTTGGACTATTAAGACATCCCCTGGATATTCTTGTTTATTTTTACCTCCCTTAAATAATACGGATGATAGGTTTTCGATAATACCTGGAATAGTAGATACAGATTCTTTTCCAAATGAAATTAATTTCCCATTTGTAGTAAATGGAGATAAATATAAAACACTTGAAACAACTATTAAAATAGGAACACCTTACGTTCAAATTATTCCTTTTAAAAGAGAATGTTGGAAAATGAAAATTAAAAATTTAGATTCTGTTAAAAAACAAAAAATTGATTTCTTCTCATTTAAACATATTCTACACAACTATAAACAATTATTTTGGTCAAAAAAATCATGGAAATAAATTGTCTATTAACTGATTATATTAAAGTACTTGATGATACTATACCCGAAGATATTTTAGAAAACTTAATAAAAACTTGTAAAGAATCACAAAACTTTAAAGAAGCAGGTGTTTTTAACGATACACAAAAAGACCAGGTAGTAGACACTAAAATAAGAAAGACTTCTACATGGTGTATAAAAAATATAGGTGTAGAAAGTCTCACAGAAGTCCATTGGGCAAATCTTTTACATTACATATTCAGTAGAGGAATAGAAGAGTATTTAAAACAAACCAAAGCAGAAACCCGCTTTATAATTAATGATATACAAATTTTAAAATATAATGTTGGGGGTTTTTATAAACTTCATGTAGATAGTGGTCCTTCTGTGTCAAGAAGTTTTACGGGTATATTTTTATTAAACGATGACTACGAAGGTGGGGAATTAGTTTTTAAATTCCCAGGTGCGGAAAATGAGCATAGAATAAATACAAAAAAAAATAGACTTATTATTTGGCCAAGTAATTTTTTATATCCTCATAGTGTTTTACCAGTAATTAAAGGAACGAGATATTCGGTGGTTTCATGGGCATTATAGGAAAGGATTTTAAATATAAAATAATTAAAAATTTTTTATCAAAAGATGAAATAGATCTACTTTCACTTTATTGTGAAATAAAACACAGAACAAATTTAGTAAATTTTGATGTAAAAGACAGCGGTGTGGGGGCCACCTATTTTTATGGGGATGCTGTCATGGAATCTTTAATGTTAAAAAATAAAAATTTAGTAGAAAAAGAAAGCGGAAAAAAATTACTACCTACATGTTCTTTTTGGAGATGTTATACAAAACATTCTGATTTAAAAAAACATACCGACAGACCTTCTTGTGAAATAAGTGTTACAGTAAATATTGGTGGAGATGGCACGCCGTGGCCAATATTTATGGACGGCGCTCAATTAAATCTAGAAAAAGGAGATGGTGCACTTTATTTAGGTTGTGAACTAGAACATTGGAGAGAAGAATTTAAAGGAGACCATTACTTTCAAACATTTTTACATTATGTTGACGAGGAAGGTGAAAACACAGAACATTATATGGATAAAAGAAACTATTGGGGTATTGAAAAATGAAATTCATTCAAAAAAAAGAAGGTTCCTGTGATATTGTTTTTTCAAACGAAGAAATAGAAGTATTAAATAAATATAAAAAACTGCAATTATCCAAAGAATCTACAAAACATTTTATAAATAATTTAAGTAACATTTTATTTATACTAAACGAAAACCTAGACGAAAAAACAAAAAATTTAATGAGTTATGACTCTACTGTAGAAACACGTAAACTAGAAGACTCTGAATAGAAGATAATAAAAGGAATAAATGGAAAGAATAAATATATTTAGTTGTCCAATTATGTTTAACGATATTAAATTAGACAATAAAATTTTAGAAAAATTTATATTAAATTTAGAAAAAAAACAAAAAAGCAGATATCGTAGTAATGTGGGCGGTTGGCAAAGTAATGATCTAAGTTTAGATATAAAAGAATTAAATCCTCTAATATTAGATATAGTTAAAGGTTGTTTTGAATATGGAGTTCAGCAAAAGTTTAAAAATAAATCTAGAATTAATATAACAAATATGTGGGCTAATGTTAATGGATACAAAGACATGAATCAAATGCATACACATCCACACTCTATGATATCTGGAGTATATTATGTAAAATGTCCAAAAAATTGTGGGGATATATGTTTTAGTCATCCTTCTACCCTTATGGAACATGATTGGCCGACTGAACATTTCGAAGAACATATAGAAACTAATTGTATTAACTGTTATTTTCCCGTAATTGAAGGTAGACTATACTTGTTTCCTTCATGGTTATCTCATAAAGTCATGCCTAATATGAATGAAAAAGAAAAAAGAATATCTTTGTCATTTAATACGGAGTTAAAAGTATTTTAATATGGTTTAAAATGGAGATAAAAAATATTTCCAATGATTTTATAATATCTACAGTCAAAGGCCATGCGAAACATAAAAAAATTATGTTAGATCTAATTGATCAGATGCCTTTTAGTCAATCACAACAAGATAGTAAATCTGATTGGCTATTGCCATTAGAACAAGAAAGAAAATACCTAGATTACTTTTATAAAAATGTAGTAAATAAGACGATGGATAAGTTAATGACTTATTTTAAAGCAGACCAATGGCATATAGAAAATGCTTGGTATCAGCAATATAGGGATGGGGGTCATCATGTATTTCATAATCATGAACACACTAATTGGGCTAATGTTTATTTTTTAGAACTACCTTCTTCTAAAGATAAAACTCAGATAAAAGTGGGGGATAAAATCTTTAAATACGAAGCCAAAGAAGGACAGATAATCACTTTCCCAGCTAATTTATTACACAGTTCACCCAGAGTAAATAAAAAACGAAAGACCGTAATAGCTTTTAATTCTAATTTTAGCTATTTCTAGCCACCACAAAATAGCTAGATTTACACGAGATATAATATATAGTATAGAGTGCTAATATATTAGGATAAATATGCTACAAAAATTAGGGTTTTTACCAGGATTTAATAAACAGGTTACATCTACCGGCGCTGAATCACAGTGGACAGGGGGAGAAAACGTACGTTTTAGATATGGTACACCAGAAAAAATAGGTGGTTGGTCTCAACTAGGAGCTGACAAATTAACAGGTGCGGCTAGAGGTTTGCATCATTTTGTTAATAAAGAATCTATTAAATTTGCAGCTATAGGAACTAATAGAATTTTATATGTGTATTCTGGTGGTGTTTATTATGACATACACCCTTTAGTTAATCCATCAGGGACAGCTATCACTAGTGCTTTCAGCACGTCGAATGGATCACCTACGGTAACTATAACAGCAAACGCAAATGGTTTTGTAGCAGGAGATATAGTTTTGTTTGGGGATACAACTACATTTAGTGCAATCACTAATTCTAATTTTGGAGCTTCAGATTTTTGTGATAAAAAATTTATGGTTACATCTATTGTAGATGCTAACAATTTTACAATTACAATGCCTAGTAATGAAACAGGTAGTGGTGCATCTACATCAGGAGGAATAACTTACTATAGATACTACCACGTCGGGCCCGCAGAACAACTTGGTGCTTATGGTTTTGGTATATCCTTATATGGGGGAAATATATTATCATCATCAACAACAACTTTAAACGGATCATTAAGTGCTAATGCTTATGGTACAGGTGGATCGGGGACAAGTATTACTTTAACCAGTACGACAGGGTTTCCAACTACAGGTACAAACTTTATTCAAGTCGGAACAGAAGAAATTTCTTACACAGGAGTAGCGGGAAATAATTTAACAGGTATCACTAGAAATGTTAGAGGGACTACAAACGCATCTCATTCTAGTGGAGATACTGTGACTAATACATCTAGTTGGACAGGATGGGGTTCTGCTGCAGTAAACACTGACTCAGTAATAGACCCTGGTCTATGGTCCTTGGACAATTTAGGTTCTACACTTATTGCATTAATACATAACGGAGAATGTTTTGAATGGGACGCTGATGCATCTAATGCAACAGCAACAAGAGCAACTATTATATCTGGTGCACCAACAGCGTCACGTGACATGTTAGTATCTACACCCGACCGTCACTTAGTATTCTTTGGAACCGAAACAACTATTGGAACTAAATCTACTCAAGATGATATGTTTATTAGATTTTCTTCTCAAGAAGATATTACAGATTATGATGTAACAGCTGAAAATAGTGCTGGTACACAAAGACTGGCCGCCGGATCACGGATCATTGGTGGTAAGCTAGGTAGAAATGCAATTTACATTTGGACTGATACTTCTTTATTTACCATGCGTTTTGTTGGTGGGGAATTTGTTTTTGCTTTTGAACAAGTCGGAACTAACTGTGGATTGATTGGACAAAATGCAGCTGTTGAAGTTGATGGTGCTGCGTATTGGATGTCGGATAATGGTTTCTTTAGATACACTGGTAAACTAGAATCAATGGATTGTTTAGTTGAAGATTATGTCTATGATGATTTAAACACAACTTCTAGTCAATTAGTTTACTGTGGTATTAATAATTTGTTTGGTGAAATAACTTGGTTTTATCCAGCATCTACATCTAACAATGTTAACAGAGCAGTTACATATAGTTATTTAGATTCAACTTCTAAACGACCTATATGGTTTACAAATGCAAGTAGTTTGTATCCAAGAACAACATGGGAAGATTCA